CCGAAGTCGCCGAAAGCGATTGCGGCATTTCCGGCTGTAGCGGCGGGGACGTAGGTCGAGGTCTTGACCGGACGGTTGAGGATGGTGTCCGGCGTGCCGGCGACAACCGAAGGCTGCCATATGTACTGCCCGGTCGAATCCTTCAATTTGCGAATCATCTTGACCGTGCTGTCGTTCATAACAAACGTGGCTTTGTTGCGGTAGGACGATTTGAGGCTGTAGAATAAATCCATGACCTCATCAAGTGTAATCGCAGTGGTGGCCGCTGTGTTTGTACCCAGTTCCGCGCCTCCGTTTGCGGCGAAGATGCCGGTGGGTTTGCCCGTGCCGTCCCCGGTGAAGAAGGCTTCCTCCTCTTTGTTGCCGATGCGCCGCGCAAACTCTGTGGCGATGTAGCTTTCGAGGTTGAACACACTGTCGCTGAGGAGTTCCTCGGAAACTTTGATAATCGTTCCCAGCTTGTACGCGCCGATGGAGACCTGCCCGAATTTGTCCGTGCTTTCGGGAATTGTGCCTTCTTCGTCAATCCAACTCGCCGTCCCCTTGGACGCCACAACGGGGATTTTGCGGTCGCCGGAGGAGGTGGCAATCACCTTGGCAAGGGAGCGGAAAATGTTTTCTTCCTCCAACGCCTGCACCAGCGTCCGCTCATACTCGTCCGGCACGAGGTAGCCCCCGTCAGCATCGGTGCCGATTTTCAGAGAATTGAACACTTCGGGAGGCGGGGACTTGTCCCGCATATTCTGCCAAAACGCGGAGGTGTATTCCTCCGTTCCACGCCCGCAGACACCATTAGGCATCCCCTCACGCTGCGGTCTGCCAACGATGGGTGTGCTGGTGGGCTTTGACATTTCAAGGTCAATGACAGCCTGCCGTTCCAGTCTTTCCACCTCTTTGCCGAGTGCGATTACATCCGCCTCCATTTTGTCATAGACGGCTGTATCCTCAGCGGATACGACACCATCCGTGCCGCGCTTGGAATCGAGGAACGCTTTCGCGGCATCCCACGCCTTTGCGCGTTTCTCGCGCAGTTCAAGAATCTGATTCATGTGATTTGCTCCTTTCAAATTTTGGACTGAATTAAAGACAGTCGCTTGTACAGCGACTGCACGGGAGTACCATTGGCCACTTCTTCAGGATATCCGATAGAAGTTGCTGTGCATTTTGAGTCGGTTAACATACCGTCCGCAAAACCCAGCGCGATTGCCGTATGGACGCTCATGGCTTTTTCGTCGTCCATCAAAAGTGAGATTTTTTCACGGGAAAGCCCTGTTTTAATCTCGTAGGCGTTCAATATGGACTCTTTTACCTCGTCTAACATCTCACCCATTTTGAGCATTTCGGCTTTGTCGCCGATGGCAATCGTCCACGGATTGTGGATAAAAAGCAGTGCGGTGGGAGACATCAAAACCTTTGTCCCCGCCATCGCCACGACTGACGCGGCCGAGGCCGCCATGCCGTCGATTTTGACTGTGACCTCGCCGGGGTAGTTCATGAGCATGGTATAAATCTGCGATGCCGCAATGCAATCGCCGCCACGCGAGTTGATCCACAGCGTAATGTTTCCCGTGCCGGAAAACAGCTCCTTGCGAAACTGCCCCGGCGTACATTCATCCCCAAACCAAACGCTGTCGGAAATATCACCGTCGATGTACAGCTCACGTTCGCCGCTTGGTGTGCTTGCGAAATTATAGAATTTAACCATTTTCCACTTCCTTTCTCCCATTTAAGGGCATCATATTGCCATTTACAAGGTACAAATCGCCTCCTTCGTCTGCCGGAATTTTGTCCATATCCTCCAACGCCCGAATGTCGTTTGCACTCAGCCAACCATTCTGCCGCCCGGTGGAATAGCCCTCCATCCGGCTCTTGTAATCCCCGCGCAACAGACCGTCTACATTGAATTTGATGAAATATTCCCGCTTTTCCGAGGGTAAAAGTAACGCTTTGTGCAAGGCTTGTTCCCAACGCACCACCCACGGGTCGAGTGTGTATTTTACAAATTCCAAGCTCTGCTGTTCAATGTTGGAAAACGAACTTTTTTCGAGGTCGCCAATTAGATGCGGCGGGATTCTGAAAATCCGTGCGATTTCGTTTAGCTGATACTTGCGTGTTTGCAGAAATTGCGACTGCTCAGGTGGAATGGCGATTTGCTTAAATTGCAACCCCTCTTCCAGCACCGCGACACGGGAGCCGTTGTTACTGCCGCGATAGATTTCGTTCCAGCTTTCCCGCACCTTGGCAGGGTCTTTGAGTACGCCGGGATGTTCCAAGACACCGCCGGGGTTTGCGCCGTTGGAAAAGAAGGATGCCCCATATTCCTCCGTCGCCATAGACATTCCGATAGCATTCTTCGCCATTGCGATTGGACTGTAGCCGAGTAGTCCGTCGAAGCCCAAGCCGGGGATGTGCAGGACTTGGTCTGGTCTGAGGGTGACTGTGCCTTTATCGTTGAGATGCTCGTAAAAAAGCTGTCCCTCCGGCGTTCTGTCCACGCGCACTTGGTCTGGCATCAATGGGTACAAAGCTGTGACGCGCCCGCGCCCATCGCGGATGATTTGCGAGAAAGCATTCCCATAAATGAGCAAGTGCGCCATCATCGTCTCACGCCAAACGAAAGAAGTCATGTCCGGGTTTGGAGAGTTATGCAGGAGCGCATATAAAGGATGCGCTGTCGCTTTTTCCTTGCCAATCGCCGTGTGTTTGTACGTTTGCAATGGCAGGCTGGCGAGGGTTTCGCTTAGGATTCTCACGCAAGCATAGACTGCCGTGGTCTGCATCGCACTGCGCTCGTTGACGATTTTCCCCGACGAGCTGCCGCCGAAAAAGAAGCTGATTGCATTGCCAAATAAGGCGTTCCGGGGTTTGTCGCGGGAACGGAACAGGCGGGTTAGTATGGACATGGGGTTCACCTCCTTGGCACTTCGATAAAATCAAGAAACGCACCCAAGCCGAGTGCGCCCATACAGTATTCGTGCAGTTTTGGATGGGTTTCCGCCATTCGCTGGAATCGGTTGACCTTATCTCTATGACAGCCAACCGGACAAAAGACACAGCCTGTGCGTTGTTCGCCTGTGGTGCAGAGCCGACCGTCTTTATCCTCAATAATATCACCGTAGACGGAAGCGATTGGAATGCCGGTGAAGCGTATGTACTGTAGCACATCTTGATTATTCCAAAACGACATTGGTTTGGATGCGGGATGCTTTGAATCAAAGTTATTACAGCCCGTTTGCAACCACGCCTGTTTTCGCCGTTCGCTCTCTGCCGCCATTGTTCCGACAATCGGGCGTTTGCCGGTTTCCCTTTGATATTTTTCCATCGGATACTCTTTCATAACCCGGCAGCATATGTCTGAAATTATAAACGGCGAGTCGAGTAAAAATGCCCACTTCACATAATGGCTTTTGCGGTATTTACTTGGTGTGCCGTCCGCATCCACACCCTTTAGTCTGTCTAATGCCCACTTCGAGCCTTTTCGGGCATAATAAATTGTGTGTGCCACATCCTTAGACGGGTAACACCAGCCATACTCACGGACAACCTCGTCAAAGCGCATCTTTGGCTGTAATACCGTTGTGTTCGGCGTATCCATAGCAAACTTTCTCACTTCGGGAAAGTCCAATCCGGTATTTACATACACGGCTTCGATATCGGGGAAAGCCCGCCGAGCCAAGTCAAGCAGAACCGCCGAGTCCTTTCCGCCCGATATGGAAACGTTGACCATACCATCAAAGCGGTAATACCACTCCATGATTCGGGTTTGTGTGACCCGTATTTTACGGGAAAGCGGCCACGCCTGCATGATTTTTAAGTCTTCGGGTGTATGTTTCATATCGATGTTAAACCCCTCAAATCATAAATTGAAGTCTGAATTCCGCCGCCAACGGTGGCGCGGGCAAACCCCATGACCATCGCCACGAGACCGTCCACTTTTTCCGTGCTTTTCCGTTTGCTGGGCTTGATATTCCCCGCCGCGTCAGTCTCCACGATGGTGTTTCCGACATTCCAATCAAGCACAGGGTGTTTGCCGTGGCGGATTTTGCCCTCCATCACAAACTGATAAAAATCCTTACTTGGAGGCGACATGGATAAATATCCTTGACCGAACGGGAAAACTACAAACCCATTCTCAGCCCCCAATTCCTCCAAATCGCGGCGAATCTTCTCCGCACCGTAACGGTCATAGGCGATTTCACGGATTTGGTATTGCTTGGAGAGCTTTTCGATGAACGCTACGATAAAATCGTAGTCAACCACATTTCCCTCGGTCGTGTTGAACACGCCCATCTGTTTCCACACGGCATAGGGAACGTGGTCTCGGCGTGTGCGGAAACCGATGACATCTTCCGGCAACCAAAAGAAAGGTAGGACGGTGTACTTGGTATCCTCGCCCTCCGGCGGGAAGACTAACACCAGTGCCGTAAGGTCGCCGGTGGAGCTGAGGTCGAGTCCGGCGTAGCAGTCCCGCCCCTCCAATGTGCTGTAATCGAAAAACTCCTCGTCCTGCGCCTCAGCGCCTTTGGATGCAACGTCACGTTGCCCACACGCGTCCCATTTGTCCATCGGCATCCAACGCACATCCGAGTTGCACCACTCGTTCAAACGAAACTGCCGGAAGTGCATCTCTTCGGCGGGGTTTTGCTTGGCTTGCTCGTATGCGGCGCGGACGGTTTCGTAGGGGATGGTCACGCCGATGGAAGGGTTCACGCGCCGCCAGACGGTCTCGTCCTCCCAATCGTCCCCCTCCTCGATGCCGAAGACGGCGGGGTAAAAAGAGGGGTCTACCTTCGAGCCGTCCAGCACGGCTTTTGCCTTTTGATGGATTTCGTAACAGATGGATGTTTTTTCCCGTCCCGCCGTGGTGATGAGGAAATATAACGGTTGCCGCCGAGCATCCCCGGTATATTTTGTCATAGTGTCGAAGAGGTCGCGGGTCTGCTGGGCGAACAACTCGTCGAAGATGAGTCCGCTGACATTAAACCCCTGCTTGGATTTTGTTTCCGATGAAAGCACACGGTAGAGGCTGTTAGTATGCGGGAAAATAATCCGCTTGGTAGACGGCACCAGTTTTGATAGCTTCATCAAATCGCCGCATTGTTCTACCATTGCCTTTGCCGTGTTGAAAACGATTGATGCTTGGTTAATATCGGCAGCGCACGAATATACTTCCGCTCCGGCTTCGCCATCGGCAAACAGGAGATAGAGCGCAATCGCCGCCGCCAGCTCGCTCTTGCCGTTCTTCTTGCCGATTTCGACATACGCCGTGCGGAATTGCCGGATACCGTCTGGGTTTACGATGCCGAAAATATCCCGGACAATTTGTTCTTGCCACGGCATCAGCCGGAAAGGTTTCCCATGCCACTCGCCCGTAGTGTGCCGGAGCATGGAGATAAAGCTGACGGCAAAGTCGGCGCGGCGCGGGTCGTAATGGCTGGTCGGGAGCATGAGCGGGGTCGGGGTGTATTTGAACGTGGACACGAGGTCACCTCCATTCGGCGCAAAATAAAAAGACCGTTGCGGTCTTCGGGTTTTCTATATGAACGAGGCACACACTCCCGGTCGGGAGCGGCCTCGGCGGTTGGCAGGGTTAGTTTTATTTTTTGTCTTTTGCCGCCAAACCCGCTTTGTAGGCGGCTTCGAGGGCGTCCTTGATGCTCCACACGGCGCGGTCGTGAAAGTCGAGGCTGTCGCTCCAGCGTTTTTCGAGGGTTTCGATTCTGAGGATATCCTTCGCAATCCGGGCGATTTCTTTTCCCATGTTTTTCATGTTCGCGTCCTCCTCCGTTCGTTTATTTTCCCTTCGGGTGTAATCACATGATACCTCTGAACGGAACACAAAGCAAGTTAATGATAATGGATGTGGAGCCATTGTGGTGTAAGGGGTTAGGATGTTGACCTCCAACCTTTATGCCATTTTACATAGCGTTTGCCGTTGTGTTTTTCGTCCAATTTGACCATCGGCAAACCGTTTTTATTCACAATCGTACCCATAAGCGTTTCGGTAGAAAAGAACAATCCCTGCGCGGTATACGTTACCCTGTCGCCATACGCCGCGCCCACTTCGCCCATAGCGGCGTCCGCCTCGCCCTTGCTTTGCGTGTTTTGCGCCGTTCCTTCGTCGGCGTAAATCCGCTCTATCGTGGGATAAACTTCACGGTATTCCGCGCTGGCTAAAAATTTGTTTTTACCGCCATAACGCTTTGCGCCCTCTGCGATGTAAGCTGTTACCTCTGCCATTGTTTTGAGTGTTGTTTTCATATTGGTTGCCCCCGTTTTGTTTCGGCTTTCGCCTTTGGTTAATCACATGATACCTCTGTTTCAAACGGAAAGCAACGCAATGATAATGGATGTGAATCCATTGGTGTGCAAGGGTTCTATGTAAACGAGAAACACTCCTTTCGGAGCGTTCCCGGCGGTTTGTATTAGATGCCAAGTTTATCGGCTATGCCGAAGATGCTGTAGTTGTAGGTTTTTCCGTTTGCGCTGAACTGAATTTTTACGTTGTAGCCGCCGTAGCCGGAAAAGCTGATAGTGCCTGCGGGGTATTGCGCCTTGAAGGTGTTTTCTATGTTGTTCCTATCGAGTATCCGTCCTGTGTTTTTCATTTTCGTTGCCTCCGTTCGTTTTTTCCCTCTCGGGTTTAATCACATGATACCTCTGAACGGCAGACAAAGCAAGTCAATGTTAATGGATGTGAATCCATTGGTGTGCAAGGGGTTTCGTGTGCTTAGGAAAGCGACAAGACGGTCGCTATGGCGGCTTTGTGAGGCGAAATAAAAAGACCTCTGCGGTCTTAGGGGTTTGTATATAAACGAGGTACAGCCCCCGTTGTGTGGGGCTTGTCCTCGGCGGTTTGCGGTTTTAGTTGTACTTGGCGAGGATGATTTTGTAGATGGCGTGTCCGCTTTCGTCAAGGCTGTCATAGTCGGCACCTCGGTCGTAGTTGAAGAGAACCTTGCCGTTTTTGCGGATTTCTAACTTGGAAATTCTGCCGTCCCCACCGATGCCGAAGTGGGAGCCTTCCTCGTAGTGCTTTACGCAGTAGCTGTAGATTTCGCCCGTCTTGGGGCAGGAAATAGTACCTTTACTCCACATTGTAATATCCTCCGTTTTTTCAGTATTCAGCAAATGGTAAAGCATTGAGAATCACTCCGCGTTCCGTGAGGTATGCGTCATTGTTCTCATTCCAAGGAAACGCTATATAATTGTCGCTGATAACTTCCATCTCATCTGCAAAAATCTTGTAACCCTCCTCGCTTGTCACGTTGGCGATGCGGACAGGAATGACATCATACGGAACCTCCAAGCTCGTGCCGCCTTGTCGTTGGCATACAATCCATTTTCCGGTTGTGTGCATCAGTAGTTCACCTCCAATTTAGTTTCCCCTTCGGGGGTAACTCCATGATACCTCTGAACGGCAGACAAAGCAAGTTAATTATAATGGATATGAATCCATTGTGACACAAGGGGTTTAGCTGATTAACAAGGCACAGCCCCCGGCGTGGGAGCGGCCTTGGCGGTTGCCGGGATTAAGATTTTACTTGCTGTTTTGGTTTTCCAAGAAAAGGACGTGCTGGCATACCTCGCTTTGCGTAACTACTTCCATTCGCTCGGCATCTTCGTACAGCCCCGCATGATTGGCGAGTGCGGCGTGAAAGCCGTTGATGAAAGCTATGCGGAGCATTCCGGCGATTTGGGTGCGCTGACTTTTGGTGATTTTCATATCGCCCAGATTGTTGAACACGGTTTCCATATTTTCGATGTGTTTGTTATCCATTTTCGTTGCCTCCTCCTTAAAATTCAAATCCGGCGAAGCGTACAATCTCGCGCATGGCGTTGACGGCGCGTTTAGGTGTCGAGTAGTTGCGCTGGTCGCACTGCCGTCCGCCTTTGAAAATGCGAATCATCGGGATGCCGTACTGCCCATCAACCTTGATTTCCATGCGGCTCTGCTGTTTGCCGTACCAAAGAACCTCTACCTCTTTCGTCCAAACACGGCTGTAAACCGTGCGCCCATCGTGCATTGTCTCGCCGTTTGGTGTAAAGCCGTTTTCCGCCATGAGGGTGGTGAACTCCGCTTTGAATTGCTCCATCGTCTTTGCCATTTTCGTGACCTCCGTTTTATTCGTTTATTTCCCTTTCGGGTTAATCACATGATACCTCTGAACGGCTGACAAAGCAAGTCAATGTTAATGGATGTTAATCCATTGGTGTGCAAGGCTTACAACCATCACAAACCCTTTTCCAAGGCGGCAATCAGAGCCTTGTACAGCGGCTTTGTGTCAAGCCCTGCGGAGGCGTATCCGGCTTTGATTGCACCGAAGTAAGAACGGCTGGGCATCCCAATCGCTCGCCCCTCGTTCATAATATAAACCATCGCCCGCACCATTTCGCCGTCCATTTTTACCTTGACTTTTTCCTTGCGGTACAAGCGCGGCCAGCCCTCGTAACGGTCGAGTGCTGCCTCATCGGCGGGGGTGATGCTCCATAGCACCACCGGCACCTGCCCTCCCTTGAAACGCTCCACGGTGGCGACAGCGCCGCCGTCCTGCCCTCTAAATAGCAAGCGGTAGCCGTGGAGCCGAGCCGTGCCCACGACTTTCGCCGTGGGACACCGCATAGCCATTTGCGGTAGGTTCATGTTGGAGCCGTTCCCCGCGTGGAGCTTGCCGTCTTTTCCGGCATTGAAACCCCTCAGCTCCACGGTGCGGTTGCCGTGGAAAAAGCTGTGAAGGTTAAGGAAATGGTAGCGGCTGGCGTGATAATGGCTATATTGTGAGCCATTATATCCCTCATACCAAATATGCGCAATGTGCTGTAAGGTCTTGGGTTTTTGCTGATTCATCCGCTTTACAAGGTAAGTGTCCATCTTTTTGCAGTAGCTCATTCTGCCCGGTTCAATTTGCAAAGCCTTGTAGAAAAGGTCGTTTTTACTGGCAATTATGTTCACAAAGTTGCGAATACTTCTCGGTGTGTGAGGTGCGCCGTCTAAGTGGATATGGATGCCGGTACTGGAGTTGGTAAACCCTCCGGCTTTGCGGAGCCGGCGTACCAGTTCCTGCACGGTTTGGATGTCGGCGTCGTAGGTGAGGATTGGGCTGACAAGTTCTACTTTGTAATCGTTATCAGCCGACAGCCGCTGTCCACGTTCTTTCCGTTGCGGGGCAATGCTTCCATCGGAAACAACCTTCCAAACCCTGCCGCCCGGCGCAGTGACCGTGTATCTGTTACCGCTTTGCCGTACCGTACCGCCGAGGAAAGCGGCGGCGGTTTGCGCCGCTTTTTCCCTTGTGATGCCTGCAAGTTCTATTTCGATGCCAAATCTTGTGTCTTTCATGTGATTAACCCTCCGTTTTGTTTCGGCTTTCGCCTTTGGTTAATCACATGATACCTCTGTTCAAGACACTAAGCAAGTCAATGATAATGGGTGTCAATCCATTGGTGTGCAAGGGTTAGAGGGGGGGCGGCAGAAGTTTTATCTCGTCCGCACCGTAGGCTACGCCGAGGGTGGAGCCGCAGTCCCATTGAATGTGAACCGTGCCGATGCTGTCCACCTCTTGCACCGTTCCTCGCTCACCGGGTGTGAGCGAGGTGTAGGGGTCCAATTCCACGCGGGAGCCGGGGGTGTATCGCGCCTTCCGTGCCTCCAAGGCGGCTTTACTCGGAAACATCATCGCAGTCCACCTCCACTTCTCCGTCTTCGTTGACCGCCCCCTCATAAAACTCATCCAGCGGTTGGACAGTTTGCTTATGCTTTGTGTTGAGAAATTCCGCATTAAAGTTGCATTTTGAGGGCTTGCCCGTTTCGAGGTCTACGGAGTACACCTTTCCTCGGTAAATAAAATATGTGGCTGTATGCAGTTCATCACTGCCCCAAGCGGAAAAGGTTCGCCGGAAAAGCTGAAAATCCTTGACTTTATACACGCCTTTGAGTTTGTAAAAATTACTCATCGCCATTGCCCTCCTCATCCGCTACGTCCTCGTTAGGTACGGTCTCATCGGCGGCTGTTTCGGAGCGCAGTTCGTTCAACAACACCGCTTTCATAGTTTTCAAGCGTTCGATAATGGTATGCTCACTTGCGGAGTTTGGAGAAAAATACTCGCCGTCCCATAGGAAGAATGTTGTTAAGGTTTGCACTCCATCCTCGCCGTAAAATGGGTATGGATTTTCCCGCTGGTACTCCATCGCAAGTAACCGACTGCCGTCCGGCAGTTCGTACTTGTAGTAGGTCAGCCCAAGTTCCCCGACGGTAATCCAAACACCCCATTCGCTATAGCTGTGTAGAAATTCCCGCCGTTTGTCATTGTTTCCCCAGCTCTGCGCCAATTCCCGCTTTGCTTTCTGCTCGGCAGTTTCATTGGGGAGGGGAGCTGGTATTCGCACCTTGGCGGGAGCAGTGCCGTCCGGCGTACCGTAGCGAAACCCGCTGTTCCCGCCGAGGTTAGCCATCAGCAGTTTACGAACAGCACTGTACTCTTTGCCTACAAGACCAAGCCCAATCAGCCACACACGCATGGCAAATTTCTCATTCTCAAAACTCTCCTGCGCCTTTGCGGTGACACGTTTTTTCTCCCTTGCCGTCTTGCACAAAGCCGTGATGAACTGTGCGTATGCAGTAAGTTCTGCGCTGTCCGTATCAACCGAAAACCACGGAAATGCGATGCGGTCTTCTAAGACTTGAATGGGTAGTTCATCAGCACCGATGGCTTTCTTGAGTAGGACTTCTTTGGATGCCACTAATTTGCAGAGATTGTCAAGGCTTTCCGATGTGAAGCCTGTGAGCGGCATTTCGATGGTGAGGTATTCGGGGTCGGGAACGTCGCTCGGATGGGGGCCGTTCTCGCCGGGATGGTCGCGGAGTTCGCGCCCAAGCCCAAGCTCCTCGCGCTCGGTGAGGGGTAGTTCCTCGAAGGCGGAGGGTTCTGCGGCGGTGTCAGCGTTGAAGCCTTTTTCCCGCAGGGCAATTTCCAAATCGTGGTTATCGGGGCCGGTTATTGTGCCGTTTTGAGAAACCGTATATTCCCCAATTTCGTATGCGAAGGTCGGTGCGCCAAGATAGTTGCTTTCGGTGGCGAGGTGGTGTTTGATGGCGGTCACCATTTTCTTCCGGGTATTTCCTGTTACGTTGTACGCGAGTTTCATGCTCATTTCCTCTTTTCATTGTAGTGCAAGGGGTTTCGCCCTTTGCCTATACCATTAATCACTCAGAACCGAGGAAATTGCAACAGTTAAGATGTGCCATTTTTCTTACGCCACTCAGCGGCAATTCCACCCAACACAAACACTACTATGCTTAAAGTAACGCCATTCCCCCAGCACTTATACTCAGCCGCATCCGAATGTGGGTCACGCAGCCATTTCACTATTTGCGCACGGCTTTTCGGTGTGGCGGACGAGCCCGTAATGCGGCGATGGGTTTCCCATACATCGAAGAAGAATGCAATCTCTTCTTTCGTAGGCTTCGGCGTTTCAAGTCCCGCTCACCAATCAGCCGGAAAGCCTTGCAACAAGGCACATTCCGAAGGCAAAAGCCTTCTAACGATATACTGTGGACGTGCAATAATCGGAGCGTCCCGAAAATCACGAGCCTGTAAAGTTGCAACCTTTTCCTCGTTAATTTGCGTATAACTGCCGGTAGTCATGGAATACGCAACGCTATGTTTTTCCACAGTATTTAGCGCGAAAGAGACCCCATCCTCACTAAAACCGCTGCCATGATGCGAGGGACGGGAGCCGTTCCCTTCGAGCGATACCACGGCAATCCCGCCTTGGTTACTGCCCGGAACGCCCAGCCCTGTGTCAAGAGAACGGCTTGTGTCGGTTTCGTAGGCGTGGTTTCGTCTGATTTTTGTACCCTCTGAAGTTTGCCGGACATCAAATGCTTGTGGTACAACCGCAGCGGGAACTGTACCAGCCCGAAGTGTGGGACTTTTCTCGTTTTCATACCCCACGCCATGCGATTGTGCGGAATGTTCCGTACAAAACCCGGCAGATTGCACAACAATAGGTGCGTGTCCATGTTCTTGCGCCCGGAGCGTTCCAACAACATCCTCCGAAACGCTCATGTTCGCCCCGCCTTGGTCGTTTAGGACTTGCACTGCGCCTCCAGTGCCAAGCGCAAGATTTCGGGCAGAGCCTTGCCACGCGCCGATGCTCGTCGGAGG